CCCTTTCAGTCGGCGGGTATCGGTAGTGGATACGGTTAGCGGAGACTGCGATCGTGCTCTTGTCGTCGCCCAGCCGGCGAGGACCAGACGCCGATTCCCATACGGCGCCGGCCCGAGCGGCGGCGGCGCGGATGCGGGGCGAGTAATCCCGCCTCGGGCCGACGTTCCTCTCGGGGGCGTCGATACGGAAAGCGACCAGGACGTCCCACGATTCCCGCACGGTGCCGTGAGTGCCGGGTTCGAGGAACGGGTCGGCGGGCGCGACGATGATCGACGGGGCGGTCGGGTTCGCCGGGACGGTGGCATGGAAGGCGACCTCTCCCTCGAATTCGGTGCGGAGCTCGTCGAGAAGCCGGTCGACGCTCATACGCCCACCCCGTTCGATCGGAGGTATTCGGACACCCATTGTTTGGCGGCGACGACGGCGCGTTCGACGTCGGCGATACGGTCGGCCGGGAACGTGGCCGGGTCCGTCTCGAAGCCGGCTCGGATGACGTCGTCGACGTCAACGTCGGGGATCTCCCATTCGTGGCCGCCGAGGCCGTACAGGAGCTCCCGGATCTGGGCGTCGGATCGGACGGTGACGACGCCGACGCCTCCCTCGCCGACCTCTCCCCAAGCGCCGAGAGGGGCGCCAGGGAAGGCGAGGAAACGGACAGCCTTGTAGGTGACCGCCATTTTCATTGCTTCGGCTTGGTCGGGCNTCGGCGTGTCAGCCATCGTTTCGATCAGGCGGGCTCGATGTCGAAGACGACGACGCCGGCAGGGATGCGGGGAACCAGCATATGCCGGCCGAGCAGGCCGACGTCCTGGCCCATCTGGGCGACGTTGAGGGCGTCGAACCGTTCAGGGCCGTAGTCGACCGCCCGGATCGCCGCCTCGTTGTACGCGTAGGCTCGGGTGATGCCGGGGGCGTAGAAGGCGGTGATGCCGCCGGTCAGGTTCAGGGACTCGGCGGTCAGGGTGACGGTGCCGTCGGAATGGTCGCCCGACGAGAACTGCCGGCGGTCGCTGGCGTCGACGGCGGACACCAGATCGAGCCAGAGATCTTTGGGGACGGCAAGACGGGTGGCGGGGGCGCCGGTGGCTTCCCGTACCGCCATTGACGCCTCGGCGACCGCGCGGGCGAACGTGGCGTAGTCGCTGTAGGTCAGGGCCTCGCCGGTGTACGTCCATCCCTTGTCGTCGGCTTCGAGCAGGGCGCGGCTCTTGTTTTCGAGGTAGATCGCGTACGCCGCCAAGAAGTCCTCCCAGATGAACTGGAGGACCGGGAGCTCGGCGGTGCGGATCAGTTCCAGGGCGATATCGACGGCGCCGGCGCCCCATTCCGCCTCGAACAGTTGCGTTGTGACGGTGGGCGCCTGCGAGGGGACCTCGCTTTTTTGGGCGCCGCGGTCGCCGACGGTGACATGGCCGGTGACGATGGGGATTCGGGCGTAGCCGGAACGGATCGCCGGGAAACTGCCGAACGAACGGAACAGGGGCCGGCGGGCGTCGAGGACGTTGACCAGCTGCGAAGCGACGTACTCCTCGACGACTGTTCCCGTGAGATCCGATCCGNNGTCGGCGTCGGAACCGGCAGGGCCGGCCTCTCCGCCGGTGACGTCGGCGAGGGCTCGGGTCCGAAGCTGCTCGAACCGTTCCTCTAGCCGGTGGTACGGCTCGGGGTTGTTGTTGTGCCGGCGCTGTACTTCGGCGTGGAACCATTCCAGCGGGGAGATGCGGGGCGCGGACGGCGNCGGCGCCGAAGCGGCCGCTTCGATCCGCTGTATCGCTTGCATGAGCTCCTGGTGGCGCCGTTCGAGCTCGGCGGCCTGTTCCTCGGTGAAGACCGGGGCGTTATCCGGTGTCGAGGTCGTGGTGGGGGTCGATTCGGGGGTCGGTTCGGTGGGCATGGGCGGTGCTCCTTCTCTAACGGAGATCGGGGGCTGCGGGTAGGTAGCGAAGGTGACCAANGAAACCTCGGGGAGGGCTCGGACGCGGCGATGCGTGCCGTCGAGGTCGTCGTCGAGGAAGCCGGGGGAGAATTCGAGGACGCCTTCAGAGGCGAGGGCGAGGGCTTCGTCGCCGGCTTCGGTCTGGGCGACGCGGAAGACGCCATAGGCGCCGTCCTCCCGTTCCTCCAGCGCGATCATGCGGCCGAGCGGCTGGCGGGGATCGTGGTTGCGGAGAAGGCGAGTTCGGGACCAGTCGACGCCGGAGAGGCTGCCGCGGGTGAAACGCTCCTCTCTGCCACGGACGCGGATCGTCACGTTGTAGGGGAAGATGCGGCCGGCGATCTCGCGCCGTTCGACCGATCGGACCTCGATGGTCTGCGGGGTGGCGTCGAGGGTGGTGAGCTCGTCAGGCATTGGCGACCTCCGAGGGGGCGGGCTGCGTGTCGGGGACCTCGTCTCCGCCGGCGATCGGTGGGAGGCCTTCGTCCCGGCGGACCTCGTTTTTGGTCAGGAAGCCGGAGGCCAGACCGATCTGGTACGCCTCGTAGCGCGCTTTGATGTCGGCTCGCAGGAGCTCGGAGATGTTGAAACGGGCAGCTTTNCCGCGGACCAGGAGGCGGGTGAAGGCCTGTTCGATCCGTTCGAGGTAGGTGGGGCGGAGAGTCCCGGTGACGAACAGGCGGAACAGGGATTCGGTCGTGCTGTAGGTGAGCGAGTCGCCGGTGGTGACGCCGAGGAACAGGCCGGGGATGCCGAACAGGCGGGCGATCTCCTGGACGGAGAATTGGCGGGCTTCGAGGAATTGGGCGTCGGCGGGGTTNATNGTGATNTGCTGAAATGTGGCGTTCGACATGACGCGGGGGAGGCGCTTNCCCTCTTTCGCCTTCTCGTCGATCCGTTTCTGGATCTCGTCGACCTCCGCCTGGGTCTTGTCCTGGACCTGGATGATGCCGGTGGGGGTGGCGTTGTCCCGGAACAGCGACCGGTGGAAGTCTTGCTCGGCCTCGGCGGCTTCGAGGGCGATGCGGGCGATCTCGATGGGGCTCTTGCCGACCGGGTCGCCGGGGACGAGGAACAGGGGAATGTGGATGATGTCCCGGTCCCGTCTCATCGGCTGGCCCCGCCAGCGATACTCGGGGAAGATGCGGTTACGGTCCCAGGTGACGGTGACCTCGTCGGGGTTGAGGACGTCCAGGGCGGAGGGGCGGTCCTGCGCGTCGCGGGAGATGATGCGCCAGTAGGCGTTACCGCGGCCGGTCAGAGAGTTGACCGTCTTATGCATGAATTCGTGATACGTCTCGAACGGCGACGGTGACCGGAGCAGAGTCGGGGTGGTGCCGGTGACGAGGCCGGTGCGCTCGTCGACTTCGTCGAGACTCAATGAGGCGACGGTGTCGGCGAGAAACTGGCGGGCACGGAAGACGGCCGGGAGGACCGCTTCGCCGCGGCTAGTGGCGACGATGTGCTCATCGAAGGCGGCGCCAATGTCGACACGGGCGAGTTCACGTTCCTCGCCGTCGGCCGGCTCCCATTCGCCGGTGCGGAGCCAGTTCCAAAGGCCCATCGTCCCGCTCAGGATACCAAACGTGTAATTACGCCAGGGTGATTAGTCACCAGGCGAAGGCGACCTCGGTGACTTTCGGGGAGACAGCGAGCTCCTCGGCGAGGCCGTGNGCCATGATGACGGCGATCAGCGGGGAGGCGTCGACGGGGGTACGGGACCGGGACACTACCCAAAGCTCCCCGCCGCTTATGTCTTTCCGCTGGGCGGCGACGATCGCCTCGGCGAGCGGTTCGGCCTTCTCGATAGCGGCGCGGCCTTCGGCGAGGGCGTCGTAGAAGCGGGCGCAATCGNCGCCAAAGTCCCGCGGGGACCGCTTGACCAAAGGCACGAACGCGGCTTCGCATATCGCTTGTAGGTCGGCTTCGATCTGTTTCGTCGGCGAGCCAGGGTCGTAGACGACAGCCTCGACTTTGCGATGGGCGATGACCTGTTTGACGAGGTCGGGCACCCAGCGGGGCGATCCGTACTGCCAGCGGATGAGGCGGGTGGCGGTGTGCTCGTCGGTGACGTGGCCGGAGGCGACCGAGGCGCCGACGGGCTCGTCGTTGACGTCGACGGCGAGGACCATACGCTGCGGCGGGTCGATGATCCGCCACGCCTTCTCGACGCGGTCGGTCGGGAANAGNNNGACNAGGCCGCGGGTGGTGCGGTTCCCGAATGCTCGGACAACCTCGGCGGTACCCTCGGCCGCCTCCAGGGCTCGCATCGCTTCCCTTATCGCTTCGTGGGAGATGGTGCGTCCAAGGGCCGGCATCCATTCGTGCCAGCGTTTCTCGTCGAAGACGTGCTCGTCCTCCTCNGCCGAGTACTCGACGTAGGCGATGAGGGCGTTGGGGTCGTCGACCGCCTCCCGGCCTTCGGCCACCCATCCGTTCCAGCTTGTCGAGTCGACGGTTCCCATCGTCGAGATCGCGACCAGCTGGGAGAGGGGTCGGGCGATCATGGCG